TGGGAAGATTTACTAAGGATCCTGATATCAAATATACAAACAGCGGAATGACAATAGCCAGCTTCACTATAGCTGTTGATCGTAAGTTCAAGAAGGAAGGCAGCCCAACGGCGGATTTTATCAACTGCAAAGCCTTCTCAAAAACAGCCGAATTCGTAGAAAAGTATTTTAAAAAAGGCATGAGAATCGGCATTGAAGGCCAGATCCAGACAGGAAGTTATCAGAAAGAAGATGGCACTAAGGTTTATACAACAGAAGTTGTCTGTGATGGGGTTGAATTTGTAGAGAGCAAGTCTGCAGGATCTAACGATCAGAGAGAAAAGCCAGAAGGAGCAGTACAATCTGATGACTTCATGAACATTCCGGACAATATTGCAGAGGAGCTGCCATTCAACTGATCGGTGGTGGAGTATGACGATACAAATCGATTCCAGAGAGAAAGCAAGGGCTATAAAGAAAATTCAGGACACGTTCACAAAGAGTGGTGTCAACTATTACATTAGCAAATTGTTTGTTGGTGATTATATGTCTCTTGATAATCCTAGACTTGTGATTGACAGGAAGCAGAACTTATCCGAACTATGCGCTAATGTATGCCAACAACATGAGAGGTTCATGCGTGAAATCGTAAGGGCGAACCAGAACGGTATCCGCCTGATCTTCTTGTGTGAACATGGTCACGGCATAGAGTCTCTGGAGGATATTGTCTTTTGGGAAAACCCACGAAGCATAAAGCGCATCAGGACGGAAGCTGGATGGAAAGATGTTCACACGAAAGCAACAACCGGAGCGACTCTCTACAAAATACTGAATACGATTCGTAGGAAGTACGATGTCGATTTTGTGTTTTGCGATAAAAACGACACAGGAAAAATGATCATAGATATTTTGACATTGGGTGTAGATTCATGACAGCAAACGATATCAAACAGCAATACACCATGACAGATATCGTATCACGGTACGGCCTTCGACCTGACAGATCCGGTTTCGTCAGATGCCCATTTCATGTTGGGGACCGTACCGCATCACTAAAGATTTACAAAGACAGTTTCTATTGTTTCGGCTGTGGGTTATCTGGAGATATTTTCAAGTTCGTGATGCTGATGGACCATGTGTCATTCAAGGATGCGTATCTGTCTCTTGGCGGCGAATATGATCACGCTGAAACAAAAAACGAAAAGCGACACAGAAAAAGAGATCTTCTGATAGCAGAACAAAAGCGGAAGAACAAAGAAAAAGAAGTTCAGGACAAAAAAGAAGAATTGAGACATCTTGGGAATTATCTTGGATTACTTGTCAGAGCAGAAAAAACTCTTGAACCGTTATCAGAAGGTTGGTGTCTTGTCGAAAACGAACTCCCTCAAACTTATGGACGGTGGTTGAAGTTGTGGGAGGAGGTGAATGAGAAATAGCGCAAGTAAAGACGGAAGAACTCACAGCCGAACAATTAATATCTGCTGATTTTTACCAGAGATTATGTGAGAACGAATCATTCAAGGATCCGATGGCAAGGGGTGAACTTGAATATAGAATTCTTCAAAGGGCAAAAGAGCTGAAGATAAAGACGCACGTTGAAGACCAGCTGAGAGAAGTCAAGCGAAGGATAAATGAAGTCCAGAGGCTTGAGAAAAAGCAGATCATACAGAGCATTGATGGAATCACGAATTTTGAGCCGGATCAGACAGGAAAAGGATACGATAATCTGTATTGCGGGAGCTGGATCGCCACTGAGGACGGTGTTATGTCTCAGGAATCAAGCAAGGCAAACCAGACAGCTTGTTATCATCCAATCCTTCCGATCAAGCGAATGTGGAACGCAGAAACCAGCGAGGAACAAATCACGATAGCTTTCAAACGAAGCGGGTTCTGGCGTGAGATCACTGTTCCTAAAGAACTGATTGCTAACTCAAGGCGGATCACAGATTTATCGAAGTATGGCATCAGCGTTACATCTGAAACATCCAAACTTCTGGTCAAGTTTCTGGCAGATGTCGAGAATTACAACGATGACAAGATCCCGCTGATTCAGTCTTCATCAAAGCTCGGATGGCACGGCAAAGAGTTTCTTCCATATGACAAATTGATAGCATTTGATGCCGCACTGAAATTCCCTCAGATCATTCAGGCAATTGTCGAACATGGTTCATATGATATTTGGTTGGATCATATCAAGAAGATAAGAGCATCTTCCTATGTTGAACCAAGACTCGCATTGGCTGCATCCTTCTCAAGTGCAATCATAAAGTTCCTGAATATTGCATCCGTGATTGTTGACTTCTGGGGAATGACGGAAGCCGGGAAGACTGTGATGCTCATGATAGCCGCATCGGTCTGGGCCTGCCCGGACGAAGGTTTGTACATGGGTGACTTTCTAACTACTGATGTCGAGCTGGAGGTCAGAAGTGATATGTTGAACAATCTCCCATTGATTCTGGATGACACAGCAAAGATGCGGAAGAACATTCGGGACAACATCGAACAGGTAATCTACAACCTTAGTTCCGGATCCGGGAAGAAGAGGTCAAATAAGGAACTTGGGTCGGAAAGAGTACGGACATGGAAGAATGCAGTTATTGTGAACGGAGAAAGACCGCTGAACAGTTTTGCTGAACAGGGCGGGGCAATCAACAGGATCATAGAGGTTGGACTGTCAACAGAGCGACTGTTTGAAAATCCACAGATCACAGCTGAAACCGTAAGAAACAATTACGGATTCGCCGGAAAAATCTTCGTTGATTGCCTGAAGGAGATTGACTCTAAAGAAATAAGAACAATTCACTCAAAGTATCGTGATCTTCTAACAACAGACGAAACGATGCAGAAGCAGGTCCTTGCAATGGCTGCCATCCTCACAGCTGATGAGCTGGCAACAAAATATATTTTTCATGATGACAAAGCACTGACGGCAAATGATGTAAAGGCTTTTCTTACAAACAGACAGCAGGTGTCTGATGGGGTCAGATGCTATGAGTATATTCTTGGACTATATGAAGAGAAAGGGCAGCACTTCAATTCTCAACACGACATGGTTGATCAGTGGGGAGAGATCGATTACACGGACGGAGTGAAATACTTGAATTTCTATGTGAATGCATTCACAGAACAACTGAGGATAGCTGGCTTCTCCAGAAAATCATTTACATCATGGGCGAAACGTGAAGGGCTTCTCAGATGTAACAATGGAGAGAAGAAGGATGTGTACACAAAACGGATATCAGAAGGAACCAATGCAGACGGTCCGTACCAGAGATTCATATCAATCAGGATGGTTGATCTGGATGAATACGAAGAAGAAAGGAACTTATTCAAGTGACTCATGAAGCACATTTTGTGCTTGTTACCATCGTGTTACCCATTTGTTACCCATTTTTGGTAACAGAAAAAACCATCGAAACCCGCATAAACACTGGATTATTTGAAGTATGTTACCCAGTTACCCATGTTACCCATAGTTTTTCATATATATAACAAGAAAAAATATATATAAATTTTACACTTATCTTTTTTCTTTTCTAGGTACAAAAAAGTGCGGGTAACAGGGTAACAGGGTAACAAAGTCCCGAAACCCGCATAAACACTGCATCCTTTAGCTGATTAAAGTGGGTAACATTTGGGTAACAAGGGTAACAAATGCAGGAGATTACTGTTATGGAAGACGGAATTACAAGAGAACGAATGTTCATGAATGACTTCTGGTTGTTTCGGAAAAAGTTTTATGAACCGCAAAAAGAAAACTCTTACTGGATGAGCTTAATCAATGAAGCAAACGAACTTATGAAGAAGTACGGCAACGATGATTATTTGGGCGGTCTGGTCCTTACATGCATCGATGATCTGGAACATCGTTATGCAAGGATGCAAGGCTGGGAGCTGGAGCATAGCATTGTTGAAAATGTTTACAGTGGAATCATGCAGAAAAGGAAGGAGGCAAAACATTGATCATCAAAATCAAATACCACACAGGCATAGACAAGCTGGAAAAGCACGGAGACTGGATCGACCTTCGGGCCGGAGAGGATGTTTTTATTCCAAAGGGCGAATGCCGGATCTTTTCGCTGGGTGTGAGCATGGAACTGCCGGAAGGGTACGAAGCGATCATTGCACCAAGATCCAGTACGTTCAATAACTATGGAATCATTTTGGTGAACAGCATCGGAGTCATCGATCACAGATACTGTGGAACGAATGACGTGTGGAGATACCTGGCCTATTGCGTCAAAGGGAATTGTATTCATGACGGACAGACCGGATCTTATATCCGAAAGAATGACCGCATCTGCCAGTTCAGGATTCTGAAGAACCAGCCGGAGGTTGAATTCGTGGAAGTGGATGAACTGGATGCAGATGATCGTGGTGGGATCGGAAGCACCGGCGTATGAGCGTATACGACAGCATTGACGAAGAACAATACAAGAAGCTGAAAGCGCAGGGCCTGAAAGGAGCGGAAATTGCCAAAGAGATGGGCATTCCGGAAGGCCGGCTTAATAACTGGTTATACATGAAGAAGCGGAAGAAGCCGGAGCGCAGATGCAAAGAGTGCATCTATCGTTCGCCGGACATGCTGAGACAGGGCAACTGCAGCTACAGTGATCTGACAGGTCACATGAGAAGAAGTCCTGCAGACAATTGTGATAAGTTCATCAAAGGACCACGAAAGGAGAAAAAGCAATGGGAACTGTTTGGGTAGGTGTTGGTTGTTTTCTACTGGGTGCTGTCATGGGGATCCTGCTGATCGCACTGGTCTCCGGAGGCGAACACGATGACGAAGAATAAACCGAAGTGGAAGACGTGCAAGCATGTTCTTGGTGTCGGTAACATAGCTGTCTATGTGACACCTAACTGCAGGAATCTGCATATGATGCACGGAACACTTGTCAGCACCAAGAGAGCATGCGAGAGATGTTACTTGTGGGAGGCAAAGGATGAAGGAAACGAAGCTAGGTGATTTCCTGAGAACACTGGAACCACGAAGACCGGTCAAGATCGGATGCACTGACGGTAGCAGTTTTGTGTTTGCCGGAAGAGCTGAAGACTTTCTGGAGAGTCCGGAAGGGATGCTGATATACGGAAATCAGGGAGGCAGACACGGCGCACCACGCTCACGGCATCCGTACAAGAATGTTCCGTATCTGGACAGATATGTACAAAGTGCTTTTGCAACGCTGCAGGCATGGGACAAGGGAACGGTTGTCATCATGATTGACGGAAACGAAAACGGAAGTCTGGACAGCGTGAACGGTCTGACAGAACTGAGTGGCGAAAAGATACCGGATGACAATGTCTATAGCATTCTGGGTGCGGTGGTCCGTCCGATGTGCAAGGCACTGGTGGATGCGTTCTATGAGCATGAAAAGAATCTGGATGATGACGGAAGCATAATCAGCTGGTCAAAGGAACAGAAGACCAGAAAAGCTATAACGATGCACACCAGAAGACTGATGGAATACGGATGGGACATTGCCGGTGATGGCTTTGTCGGACAGGTCAAAGATTGCCAGCGTCAGGCTATACGGAAACTAAGGAAGGAACGCTATGGGAAGAACTACTGAAACAAGGGTCATCTGTGAACGGAAGGGGAAGTGCTTCGCAAGAGGTGACTTTAATCACATCTGCAAGATTCTGATTGCGGATCCGGAACCGGATGCGAGGTGTCCGTTCATGAAACCGGATATGGAGATAACGGACGGAAAAGAATATTCATACCGTGATGTCAAGGAACTGGTCACCAGACCGCCAAAAGTGAAACTGAAGAAAATGAACATGGATGAACTGAAGGCGGAATATGACAGGACTGTCAGAGCGTTGAGAAGGAAGAAGTAAAACAATAAATCACAGAAAGGAGCATGAAGCCGCTGGCCAGCGTAAATGATGCATCATGGCTTCTTTCGGAAAAATGAAATATGACGATTTCTTGAAAAACAAAAGATTCGTTCTGGAAAGCAGTGGATTCGACATAGACCAGTCGGAACTGAATTCGATGCTATACAACTTCCAGAAAGATATAGTCAGATGGGCCTTGAAGAAAGGCAAGGCATGTATATTTGCCGACTGTGGTCTTGGTAAGACTCCGATGCAGTTGTCGTGGGCATATCAAGTACATCGGCACACAGGCGGAAGTGTCCTGATTCTTGCCCCGCTTGCGGTATCTGAACAAACAAAACGAGAAGCGGAAAAGTTCGGGTATGTTGCAAAGGTAGTTTCAAATCAGGATGAATGCATTGACGGAATCAATATAACGAACTATGAGAAACTGGATCACTTCGTTGCAAAGGACTTTGTCGGAATAGTCCTCGATGAAAGCAGCATATTGAAATCTTATTCTGGAAAAGTAAGAACGGACATAATCAATAATTTCCATGATATTCCATACAAACTGGCGTGCACAGCGACTCCTGCCCCGAATGACTATATGGAGATCGGAAACCATGCAGAGTTCTGTGGTGTTATGACAAGATCGGAAATGCTTTCGATGTTCTTCGTGCATGATGGTGGCGAAACAAGCAAATGGAGATTGAAGGGCCATGCAACAGATGTTTTCTGGCAGTGGTTGGCAACATTCTCTGTATTTGTCGATAATCCACGAAACATAGGATACGACATTGAAGGGTATGACTTGCCGGAATTACGGATTCATGAAATATGTGTGGATGCGGATGAACCAGTGAAAGAAACGCTCACATTGACAGAAAGACGTGATGCCAGACGTGACAGCCTGGAACTCAGATGCCGGAAAGCAGCCGAACTGGTCAATTCATCAAATGAACAGTGGTTGGTATGGTGTGATCTGAATGCGGAAGGTAAACGACTGGAAGAACTGATTGATGGAAGTAAGAACGTTGAAGGCAGTGACACCAATCAGTATAAGGCAAGCACGATGTACGACTTCTCAAACGAAACCCTAAAATGTCTTGTGAGCAAACCAAAGATAGCCGGATTTGGTATGAACTGGCAGAACTGTCATAACATGATATTCACAGGGCTGTCAGACAGCTATGAAGCATATTATCAGGCAGTGAGAAGATGCTGGAGATTCGGACAGGAAAAGCCGGTTGATGTGTACATAGTTATTTCCGCAAGAGAAGGTTGCGTAAGAGATAACATCGAAAGAAAGCAGAAAGACTTCATACGAATGCAGACGGAAATGACGGAACTCACAAAAGAAATAACGAAGAAGGAACTGAGAAGCACATGCCGGATCAGTACACCGTATGAACCGAATGTCAAAATGATTTTGCCAGATTGGGAGGAATTTGCATCATGAACGTTCTGAGTCAGATGATTGATGAAAAGTATGCTATCTACAATGGGGATAGTTGTGAGGTAACAAAAAACATACCGGATAATAGCATCCATTACACACTGTTTTCTCCGCCGTTTGCGTCACTGTATACATACAGTAACAGCGACAGAGACATGGGAAACAGCAAGGGAGATGATGAATTTTATCATCACTTTGAATACCTTGCGAAAGAGTTATACAGAATCACAATGCCGGGTCGTTTACTTAGCTTTCATTGTATGGACTTGCCTATGATGAAAGAGCGTGATGGAGTCATCGGACTGAAAGACTTTCCTGCTATTGTCCGTCAAGTGTTTCAGGATTGCGGATTCATCTATCATAGCAGAGTGACCATCTGGAAGAATCCGGTCACGGAAATGCAGAGAACAAAGGCACTCGGTCTGTTGCATAAGCAGATCCGGAAGGATTCTACCATGTGTAGACAGGGAATACCGGACTACATCATCACAATGAGAAAGCCGGGAGAGAATCCGGAAAGAGTATCTCATACTCACGAAACCTTCCCGGTGGATGTGTGGCAGAACTACGCAAGCCCGGTATGGATGGACATCAAACAGTCGGACACGCTGCAGAAGAAATCAGCAAGGGCTGAAAAGGACGAACGGCATATATGTCCGTTGCAGTTGGATGTTATTCAAAGATGCATCGAATTATGGACGAATCCGAATGACATTGTATTCGATCCGTTTGCTGGTGTCGGAAGTGTTCCGTATGTTGCCGTCAAACTGAATCGTAGGGGGATCGGAATCGAACTGAAACAGAGCTATTACGAACAGGCGAAGGCAAATCTTGAAATAGCCGCACATGGGGATACGATGGACAATATTGTTGGTCAAATGAGTATCTTTGATTTTATCTAAGGGAGAATAAGAAATGATAACACTAACAACTGAACAGGTCGAATCACTCTGCGACCGCTGCCGGTATCCGATGACAGTGTCCGGTGATGACTTGGAAGCATTGTGTGATAAGTGTCCGCTGACAGTGGCGGAACGGATGGAACAGATAGAGAGGGAGTGTGAAGCATGAAGCAGGAAAAGATGATTCATGAGTTTTACGGAATCTTGAAAAACATAGTCTGGCATAGCTTTCATGAGGTGGGACTTGATAATCCGTGGTTTCGGTGGACCTATGCGGAAGACAGGTTGTACATCGTTCAGGACGTAATGCTTGAAAATTATTGGTTTGTCGAAGCAGCTAGCCCGGTAAAAGCTCTGGAGTGGTGCCAGAACCGGATGGAAGACGCATCCCACGCAGGTGAATGGGTTGATGAAGAGGGGTGAAATGATGCAGAAGCCAGAACATGAGCTTACCACAGAAGAATGGAGGGCAGAGAAACGCCGTAAAAAGGCTGAGATGGCACAACGTCAATCCTTACCATACGAAGCAAAGATAAAACGTGCAACCGCTCTGGCTCATGAATTTTATGACGAAATGGAACGGAGAGGATTCAACAGTCATGTGTCAGTTGGAGGCCTTGACAGTATTGTGCTGACAGTCTTTCTGCAGTCAATCGGAATTGATGTTCCCGCAGTGTCTGTTTCGTCTTTGGAGGATAAGAGCAATCAGGCGGTGCATAAAGCTCTTGGAATTGAACGATTGTTGCCTTGCAAAAGCAAACATAATGTCATTAATGAACTTGGTTTTCCAGTCATATCAAAGCGGATAGCTGGCAAGATTGATTTGCTTCAGCATCCAAGCGATGATAACAAAACAGTCAGACATGCAATCATTACAGGGGAATGTGGAGAACAAGGCCATTTCGCGAAGAATAGCCGAATGAAGCTACCACAAAAATGGTTGGAGCTTTTCGGTGGATACGAAAATGAAAACGAAGGGGTCAATTACAAGATAGCACCATTTAAGGTATCGAACAGATGTTGCTATTACCTCAAAGAGAAGCCAGCGGATGATTGGGCGAAGGCTCACAACAGCCATGCGTTTCTTGGTCTGATGGCTTCAGAAGGCGGACAACGTGAGGAAGGCATCGTGGATCACGGATGCAACTATTACGGAAAGACGGTTATGCGGTCGTGTCCGTTCGGCTCATGGCTCCGGAATGATGTGCTGAGATTGGCACTGGAAATGGATGACTGGTATCACAACCATCTGGAACTGTTTGAGAAGAAATTTCACGAACAGCCATATGGAAAAGACAAAGAGTACATTCCGGTCAAAAGTATCATACCGGAGATTTACGGAACTATCAGACGGAATCCAAACGGAGACTTGTACACAACAGGAGCGCAGAGAACCGGATGCAGTTTGTGTGGCTTCGGTATCCACATGGAGAAGCGTCCGCATCGGTTTGACAGGCTCCGTGAGAAGAATCCGAAAGAATGGGAATATCTCATGTACAGACTTGTAACGGACTCAGAAACCGGAGAACAGTACGGATGGGGTCGAGTTCTGGATTACATCGGTGTCGGATGGGAGGATTATCCGGAAAATCAATTGACACTGTTTGATGTCTGGTCAGATGACGAGTTGTATGGAATCGAGTTCCAGAAGAATACATGTGACCGCATGCTGGCATACCATGACAAGATGATGGAGGTAGTGAAATGATCGAAATCATAATGTCCGGCATGTGCGAAAACTGTACCATCGCAAAACTGCAGTTGCAGTATACGGTCGATAAGAAGCCGGACGGAATCCACAGGGAATACTGGTTAGGGTGCGAGTATGAACAGGTGTGCAAGAAGTGGAGTCGGAAATATGGAAAAGAATTGCAGTAATTGCCACTACGGACAG